AAGAGATTCTTTAAAAGTAGAAATTATTGATTTAAATCAAATTATTAATCAAAATTCTATTTTATTACGTGAGTATAAAGTAGTAAGTGATTCTTTATTCATTGCAAATAAAAATTGTTACAATCAAAAAATTAATTTAGAATTAAATTTACAAAACAAAGAAGATAAAATTAAATCTCTTAGAAATACCAAAACTTTAACTATACTAACCACTATAATAGGAACCTTAACTCCTATATTATTAAATAATAATAATTGAGTGATTTAAAACATATAATAAGGCAAGAATATGTAAAGTGTGCACAGGATCCTATACACTTTATGAAAAAATACTGCATGATTCAACACCCACAGAGGGGAAGAATCAATTTCCACTTATACCCATTCCAGGAAAAAGTATTAAAATTATTTCAGGATAATCCTTATTCAATTATACTTAAATCCCGCCAGTTAGGTATTTCTACTTTAACTGCGGGGTATTCTTTATGGTTAATGATTTTTCATAAAGATAAAAATATTCTTTGTATTGCTACCAAACAGGAAACTGCCAAAAATATGGTTACAAAGGTTAAATTTATGTATGAAAATTTACCCTCTTGGCTCCAAGTAAATTTTGAAGAAAATAATAAACTTACTTTACGCTTAGAAAATGGATCCCAAATTAAAGCCACCTCAGCATCTAGTGATGCGGGCCGATCAGAAGCGGTTTCCCTTTTATTAATTGATGAGGCAGCTTTCATTGAAAATATTGGTGAAATATGGGCATCTGCCCAACAAACCTTGGCTACCGGAGGGGGTTGTATAGCATTGTCTACCCCTTTTGGTACAGGTAATTGGTTTCATCAAACATGGTCCCGAGCTGAAGCTAAGGAAAATGAATTTTTACCTATCAAATTACCCTGGTATGTCCATCCTGAAAGGGATGAAGCATGGAGGGAAAGACAAAATGAACTACTAGGAGACCCTCGAATGGCTGCTCAGGAATGCGACTGTGACTTCAGTACATCCGGAGATATAGTATTTTTTCCTGAATATTTAGAGTTTATAGAAAAAACAACCTTAAGAGAACCCCTTGAAAGAAGAGGAGTAGACCAAAATCTATGGATATGGGAACCTGCTGACTACAGTCGTACGTACATGATTTCAGCGGATGTTGCTCGTGGAGATGGTAAAGACTATTCAGCATTTCATATTTTTGATGTGGAAAATGCTACACAAGTAGGAGAATACAAAGGTCAAGTAGGTACTAAAGATTTTGGGAATATACTAACAGCTATTGCTACCGAATATAATAATGCTTTATTAATAGTGGAAAATGCTAATATTGGATGGAGTACTATTCAAACTATTATAGAAAAAAACTACCCTAACCTATATTATTCCCCCAAATCAGATAATATAAGTGCTGAATCCTATTTACAAAATTATGAAAATAATTCTAATATGACTGCAGGCTTTACTATGTCTTCTCGAACTCGACCTATGGTAATAGGTAAATTCCAAGAATATGTCTCAGATAAAGGAGTTACCATTCAATCAAAACGTTTATTAGAAGAAATGAAAACGTTTATTTGGAAATATGGTAGAGCAGAGGCCCAACAAGGCTATAATGATGATTTAGTTATGAGTTTTGGAATGGGTTTATATGTAAGGGATACGGCACTGAAATTTAAACAACAAGGATTAGACATAACAAGAGCAACATTAACCTCATACCACAAAAACACAGTTGCATATGCCGGGGCTTATTTTTCTAAAGGGAAAGATAACCCATATCACATGGATAACGGTCAAGGTGGAAAAGAAGATTTTAGTTGGCTTTTATAATATTTATTAACACATTATGGCAGATACTAGTATATTTACAAGATTAAAAAGGTTATTTTCTACGGATGTAATCGTAAAAAATGTAGGGGGTAATAGCCTTAAAGTTGTTGATTTTAACAAGTTACAGCAAACAGGGCAAGTAGAAACTAATTCTATGATTGATAGATACAATAGAATGTATACTACTAATCAAGCTCCTATTTATAATCCTGCTTTAAATTATCAAACTTTAAGAACCCAACTTTATTCTGATTATGAAGCTATGGATACTGATGCTATTGTAGCTTCTGCTTTAGATATATTGGCTGATGAATCTACTTTAAAAAGTAGTATGGGAGAGGTTCTCCAAATTAAATCATCTGATGAAAAATTACAAAAAATTCTATATAATTTATTTTATGATGTATTAAATATAGAATTTAATTTATGGATGTGGGTTAGGCAAATGTGTAAGTATGGTGATTTTTTCCTAAAATTAGAAATAGCAGAAAAATTTGGAGTTTATAATGTAATTCCCTATACCGCTTACAACATCGTTAGAGAAGAGCAAATCAATGAAGAAAATGTTCATCAAACCGAAGTTAAATTTAAATTTGATCCTGATGGGTTAAGTGGGGGTGGTGAATATGGTGGGTATTTTGGGGGGTTGCAAACTTCCTCTAAATCTTCTGCTGGGGGAAGGGCTATATATTTTGATAACTACGAAATAGCCCACTTTAGACTTCTATCGGATGTAAATTATTTACCTTATGGTAGGAGCTACATAGAACCAGCTCGTAAGCTATTTAAACAATATATGCTTATGGAGGATGCTATGTTGGTACATAGAATTGTTCGCGCACCTGAAAAACGCATATTTTATATGAATATTGGTGCTATCCCACCAGCTGAAGTAGAAAATTTTATGCAAAAAACAATTTCTCAATTAAAGCGTACTCCTTATGTAGATAATCAAACAGGTGATTATAATCTTAAATTTAATATGCAAAATTTATTGGAAGATTATTATATTCCTGTAAGAGGAAATGATGGAGGGCTTACCAAAATTGATACTTTACAAGGATTACAATATGATGGTATAACAGATATAGTATACTTAAGGGATAAATTATTTGCTGCTCTTAAAATCCCTAAAGCATTTATGGGGTACGACGAAAATACTGAAGGCAAAGCCACTTTGGCAGCCATGGATATTAGATTTGCTCGTACTATTGAACGTATTCAAAGAATTCTAACATCGGAATTAACTAAAATCGCTATTGTACATCTTTACACACTAGGATATAATGACGATGAGTTAACTAACTTTGAACTATCTTTAACTACCCCCTCAATAATATACGATCAAGAAAGAGTAGCACTAATGAAAGAAAAAGTTGAGTTAGCGAGTTCTATTATAGATAAAAAATTATTCCCTACTGATTTTATTTACGACCATTTATTCCACTTTAGTGAAGATCAATATCACGAGTTTAGAGATTTATCAAGAGAGGATGCAAAACGTGCTTTCCGTTTAGCTCAAATAGAAGCTGAAGGAAATGATCCTATAGAAACTGGTCAATCATATGGTACTCCACATGATTTAGCATCTTTATACGGTAAAGGTAGATATTATGACGATCCCGATAATGTACCTGCTGGTTATAAGGAGGAAGATTTAGGACGCCCCGAAGAAAAAGTTTCTAATATTAACACTCAAGATAATGCTTTTGGTAAAGATAGATTAGGTGTTGATAGAATGAAAGGTAAAGAAAATGAATCTGACAGTATAAGATCTACATATAAAAGTGGTTCTCCTTTAGCACTTGAAGCTAAAAACATTTATTTGCAAAATAGAGATATGTTATCCAAAATACCTGTTAATACTAAAAAATTAGTATACGAACAGGATGAGGCATTATTAGATGAAAAACAATTAAGGAGCTAAAATCCCCATATATTTATTAAAAACCCTGAGATGAAAATTAAACATTCCAAGTATAAAAATACTGGACTTTTATTTGAACTTTTAGTAAGGCAAATCACAGCCGATACCCTCTCAGGGAGTGAAAATCCCCCTGCTTTAAATATCCTAAAAAAATCTTTTACAAAAACCGAATTAGGTAAAGAATATAAGTTGTATGAATCTTTATTTAAAAATAAAAATTTAACAGAAAATAGAGCAGATATTACATTAAGTACTATATTAGAGGCTTCCCGTAAATTAAATAGAAGTATTTTAAGAAGAGAAAAATATAATCTTATAAATGAAATTAAAAATCATTACAATTTGGATGAATTTTTTAAACACCAGGTTGTAGGATATAAAGCATATGCCTCTTTTTATAAATTAATAGAAATTTTTAGTTCTGATAGATTATCCGAAACTGATGAAATTATTTCAAATAAAATTTCTATATTAGAATATCTTACTCAATCTTCTATTAATACTCAAAAAGTTAAAGAAAATTTAATTGAAGAGTTTTCTAAATATGATAAAGATTTAAGAATTCTTACTTATAAAGTAATGCTCGAAAAATTTAA